CTTTGATGCCTTCACCCAAGCTGCGGATCCACGAACCCACGCCTTCGGTCGCTGCGCCTACACCTTCGGTAACTGCGACGGCGGTATCACCAACGCGTGCGCCAATTGTTGCGTCATCTTCGCTGTAACGGGCAGGGCGGGCAGCATCTACGGCTATGTCAGCACTGCCAATCAGGCCACCAATGCCTTCAACGGCCATTCCTGCGCCTTCAATGACGGATCCGGCAGCGTTCGCCGCATAGTCAGTGATACCCCAATTGTTGTTCCGGCGTTCGCGCTGTGCTGTCTGACCTTCGGAGGGATAGACTTCGTCAGCAATCGAATAGGCCGCCTCAAGGATCTGCTTGGCCTCACCTTCGTCAGACGTCAGAACAGCGAGGGCTTGTTCGGGCGTGTCTCCGTTGGCGATGCGGGATGCAAAGAAGTGTGCGTCTTGGACGATTGATTCCTGTGTGATGTTGCCACCAACGGCGGCGCGGTCGGCCAGCGCCCAAACAACGTTGGCGGGTGCCGTTGTTTCCGTTGAAATCTGGTCGATGAAGTCTTTTGCGGTGGGTGCTGTGGCCTCAACGGGCGATTCCGCGCTGTCAGGACGTAGACCCAAAGGCGATGACGTGGCGCGGCGTGCGGCGATTTCCTCGGCGGCAGTGATGCGGGGGTCAGTCGAAAAAGCGTTTTTGGTCATATTGGGCTCGCATCAAAAGGCGGGCCCGCAATTCCTTTGCAGGCTAATCGATGTTTACCGCACTTTAACTCTCCGCGACAAGGATATTACCGACGCAAGACATTTGGTTGTGGTGTGGGGGCGGTTGCGGCTGGATCCACACCGGCAGACGCGGGCCGTCCGGACGTGGCAGCTTCGGCATCACGAACAAGCTGAACCTGTTCAAGAATGGCAGCAAGTTTGTCGTCGTTGCTCATCGCGCTCCATTGACCGGGCAACAAACTGTCTTGCACTGCTTCTAGGGCATCTGCGACGGATGTTTCGTCATCTTTTGACAATCCTTCCGTGAATATCTCGCGGCGCATGAAGTCCATGAATTCGACATCACGTTCAGTGTCATCAGCAATGCTTTGCGCTTTAGACGCTGCGGCCGCATCGCCGCGCTCAAGTTGCAATTCAAAGGCGCGTTCTGGGGCAAACATCAGCATAGCCTCTTCAACAATCTCATTGAGGCTTTCCCATCGGCGGGTGAAGGAATTTCCATCTGCGTCGTTGAACGTGATTTCGGCCCCAAGGATGTTACCTTCGCCATCGCGAATGAAATCAGAGTTTTCTTTGTCGATCTGCAATCCGTCGCCAAAATATTCCTCGTTGTTGTAGAGGTCCAAGATTGAAGACCCGAACAGTTCAAAATCGCCGGTCGTTGCACCCATGGCTGCGCGGGCATAATCGCGCATGCCAGCTTCAACCGTCTCTTTATCGATCCACGTTTGATATTGTTCGGCCTCGGCTACCATGCCGCGACGCATCAATTGTTCGACAATATGGGGGGCACCGATTTCACGATATTGGTCAATCCAACGTTGGGCGGATGTCTCAACTTCTTGGGATTGCGCACCAGTTCGGGTGCCTAAACCAGTAGGGCGCGCATCTGCCTCGTTGATCGATGTGTCAGGGACGGCGGCGGCAATCTCTGCGGGATCAGCGGAAAGTGCTGCGGCGTCAGGTACATTCGGCGCGCCGTTAGGCTGCGTGTAGGGTGCTCCGCGTTCCGCGTTCATAAAATCAGGCGAGGCGTCTTGAGGTGCAGGGGTTTGCATCTGTGATGGTTGGCGGGGTGCTCCGATAGGTTGGACTGCGGCGGGCGGGGCCGGTGCGGCGTCGGGATCGGGGCGGCGTGCACCAAGGGATGTTTGAGCGCTGACTTGGTCGTTTGCTGCCCGGTCGGCCATTTCACGGTCTGTTGGCATTACTGTGCCGTCTGCATTTACCGCTGTGCGCTCGTTGATCAAGGTGCGCAAACGTTCGGCATCACGGGGTGTAAGCGCGGCTCCGGTCGGATCCGTGCCAGCGTCAAGCATTCTGGACGCGTTTGTCACAACACGTTGATCAAATTCCATGTCCGTCCCAGCGTCGGGGATGGCGGGGCCGTCACTTTGTCCCGCAACGCGGTCGCGGTGGCGCTGTTGGACTTCGGGCGGCAGAGTTTGCCAGTATTCGGCGGGTTCCATCCCCTCACGTCCGGCCATTGTTACGAACGCGGGATCCTGCATTGCTGCGGCATCAGCTGCGTTACTAGATGTTCGGGAAGGGATGTTGCTGGGCTGCACACCGCGCGCTGCCGGATCTTGAATTTGTGGCGGTGCTTGGCGATCCAATGGCATTTCGCCACCGGGTACGGCAGGACGCATACCCAGAACGGGTGCAGAAGGCTGATCTGGGGCTGAATTGCCGACGCTGGGTGCCGGTTGAGCGGGGTCAGGCGTCAATCGGTTGGGGGCGGGTGGAGAGTTGGGTGTGGGTGAAGGAACGCGACCCACGGATGCATCAGTGGGGGCACCAGTGTTTGGGGGCTGCGCACTGGCAGGGGCGGTGCCAGTCAGCGAGTCGTCAGTCAGATCGGCACCATCTTCATAGATACCGCGGATCCACGCGCGATCAGCGGCTTGGCGTGCGCGCTCACTTTGAAGATATTCTTGATCATCGCGTGCCCATCCGTCGCTTTCGTCTTGGCGACGATTACCTCGGAGACGTTGTTCTTCGTTTATTTGATCCAAACGTTCTTGGCGCGCGCGATCAGCGGCGCGGGAATCTCTGCCCTCGCGAAAATTTGCACCTTGCTGTAGTCCACCTATAAAACCACCAACCGTCATTGTGTTATCTCCGTTCAAATTCTTCGATTGCGCGGCGCAGATCTGCGTCACTCACATTGTGAAAACCTTCCCACTCTGCGCGTAGACCGGCCATTTTACCGGTCATCGTATCAGAGGATCTAAGTCGTTGGCGGGCTAGATGGTCGGCCATCTGTAATTGTGTTTGCTCATTGAAAACCACGTCATCGGCCAAGCCCAGCGCGTCTGCTGTGTTGCGCATCGTAGTGCCTACGATCTGAAATCGCCCCATGGGTGTGGCGACGCGTGCGCGCTGTCCATTTCTGTCCAATTCGCCGCGGACCCACTGTCCATATTCGCCAGACGGGTTCGAGAAATCGCGCAGGTCGCCCAATGTCATCTGTGACACACGGGTATCTGCAAATTGTCCTCCATTGTTAGAGAACCCAAACAATGTGTCATAGCCACCACCACCTTCGTGGTTGTCTACAAGATCCCAAAGACGGCTGGAACCTCGTGTCGATCCGCCGTGCCCTGAATCCGCGGCGTTAGGGTTAGGGCGCGTGCCAAGGCCGCTGCGTCCAGTATACGCATCGCGGTCCATGGGTTGATATTGTGGTTGATCATAAGCCCCAGCGGAAACGCGACTTTCTTCAATATCGAGCGCGCGATCTTGCTGACCGTACAAACGTTGGCGTTCATCCCGGTCTTTGCCATCCTGCAAAGAGTTACCAAGGCCACCAGCAAAGGCTCCAAGCGCACTCATGCTGCTAACTGGTCAATTTTGGCATCAAGTTCTTTGATTGCGCCCAATGCCACGCCGGTAATGTCGATCAGGTCGATTGTTTTACCGTCGCCCATGCCAGTGGCTTTGGTAAAGTCTTGGGCATAGGTGCCAATATGCGACTTCTCGTCACCGGCACCCTTTTTATAGTCCCACTTCTCGACGCGCATTTTGCGAACAGCGCCCAGAACATCGTTTACGGGCTTTTTGTTTTCCTTGACGTTTTCATCAGACATGAGCGCATAACCGGCGAGAGTTCCCAAGCCTCCCCAAAGTTGGGTTGAAGAATCCTGATTGGCTTGCCATGTTTGCATTTGCTGATTGTGCATGCTGCCAAGGATGTTGGCTTGTCCTTGATAGCCAGCTGATGCGGCCGCAAAGCCTGAATTGCCGGATGCGGTGGCCATGCCAAGTGAAGTACCCGGATTGACCGCATATTTATTGCCAACGTTGATTGCATCAGCTTTGCGTCGATACCCATCGTCTTCAACCTTACGGGATGCCATGTTGCGTGCGCCTGCGACTGCGAGACCGGTATCTGTTGCTGTGCGGCGCGTACCCTCATCACTGCGCCCCGAACCCGGACGAACGCCCATAGCGGCCTGTTGGCGGGCGCGTTGGCCTGTAGCTGACTGCATGGACTGCTGGACATCAGCCTGCGCCTCATTGGACGCCTGATTACGTCGCTCGGCGGTGTCGTAAGTGGATGCCTCGTTAACAAAGGCCGTTTCCATAGGTTCGTATATTGTTTCCCAACGTTCGCGATCAGCGGCGGCCCACGCATTGGAAATTCCAGCTTGTTCTTTTGCAAACGCAAGGGCGTCCTGACCTGTCTGCGCAGTCATCGTAGCTGCGATGCCCTGTGCTGGGTCTGCTGTTGGTGCTGCTGATCCACCCATGTCAGTCTCCTTGTTCGTTATACCGGCGAACGGTTTTCGTCGCGCTGATCGTTTATAGGAGAGGGTTCAAGCCAACGGCACATATTGCGCGTCATTGACATCGTGATAGCAGGCTCTTGCATCATTACGCCAGCCCCTACGACACCGGAGATAAGCGCGCCACTTTTTAGGGCGATGATCTGGACGGGGACATTTGTGATTGCAATCGGGAAAATGAGTTGCGGATAACGACGATATTCAAACGCCACCTTGAATAGAGTTTTTAGAATTTGACTGGATGCCCAGCCAGTTTCTCCGCCAAAATGGATTTCAGCGCCAAGCGTTGTGGCTTTCTGCATGACCATCACGGCGATGAGCCTGTCCCCCTTGAGCACCCCGATTGCCTTGGCGTCAGGTGCCCAACCTTCTGATTTTGTCAGGACCAAGCCAGCGGCAAGCAGAGTATCTTGATTGGCGCGGGTGTATTTGGTGGGTTCTGTCATCGGGATCGCTGTATTTTCCATTGGCGGGCTCTTTTGTTGTGGAGAGTGTTATCGGTTATTACGGGTTTATGCACTAGAATTAGCTTTGCTCCTAATAATCTCATCAATGGCCCTGTATCTGTCGCCAAAATGAAAAGATGACCAACCGAATGCTGCAACAGCGCCAAAGAAAACTACTGACAGAAACAAGGCAAAAGGAACCTTCAAGGTGCTGCTCTGAGAGAGCGCGTCACGGGTCATCGCTTTGTAAAATTTCCAATCATACTCGAAACGGTGTTGCCACGTGAACCCTCGCGCATACCCAAAATCATGATGGCGCCATGACGCTTCCTTGAAAAACCAAGATGCAGTTTTCGTGATCACATTTCTGGCCCAATCAGGCAGCCATTCCGGCCCGACACCATTCCCAAAGAACAGTTTTTGGTCTTCTGTTAGATCCTCAAAGGATATTTTCACACTATCACCCATAAAGCTGCGTCATCCGGATCAGTCGTCTGCGGGTTCATTTCCTTGATGGCCCACGATAGCGCATAGATTTGCGACATAAAACTTGCGCCTTTAATCCATAGGTCAATGACTTGGGAAGGGGTTAAGGTGTGTTGTACATTGCTGCGATCTAGGAAATTTGTAGGCGTAGTGGATCCCATGCTGATTTGGATTTGCGCGGCAAAGGCCAGACCGTGAAGTGTTGCCTGATCTTCGGGTCGCCCCTGTAGGTCAACAAGACCATAGCCAGTCACATCGACGGTCGTGCCTGCGACAATCAGCTTGGCTCGTTTGGTGTTGACCGACTCTCTAAATTTCAGCGTGATTTCATCTATATCGTCATCCAACAAAACAGCGTATGATGCCAAGGGGTCGGTCATTGCGGATGTTTCGTTGGCCGCGCGAACAAGGTTTATCTGTACAGCACTGGCATTAAAGACTGCATAAGTTGGCATTAAACGATACCTCTCTCGCCATAATACACCACAACTATAAGACCGGGACCACCTGCATTTCCAGTGGCATAGCTTGCGTTATCATCGTTGTTTATCCCACCCCTACCACCGACTGCATAGTCACCGTCTCCGGCAAAATTACTGCCATTAAAACCTATAAATGCTGGCACTGCGCCCTGCATGGTTAGCAATCCGGCGTCCATTGGTCTCGTGACAGCATTGGGAATTATCATGCCATTAGGTCCGTCAATATCTGCGGAAGCCGCGCCAAAATCCATGCAGCCACCTACCGATATTTCATCACGGGCATCGGTATTACCCCCGCGACCGCCTGTATAATTGAAGTTACCTCCCGTTGCGGCACCGCCTAATCCGCCAAGAGCACTAGGGGTGCCACTTGACAAGTCGGCGTTTCCACCACTTCCGCCAGAACACTGGATATTAATGCCAGCGCCTACCATTGAGGTGTTGCCTCCGTCATTGCCACTTTTGAGAAAACGGTTGTTGTTTTCTAAAACTTGAGGGCCACCGGCACCAATCGTTATAGTATAAAGTTCTGCCATATCAGGATCTTTTAGTAGCAGGCTTGCAAAACCGCCTCCACCACCGCCAGTTGCCGTAGGGCGTTGATCCCAAGATTTTGCACAGGCTCCACCTCCACCAGCGCCTATTGCATAAATAATTGCGAACCCAGCATGCTTGAATTGGAACGTAGTAGTGTTTGCTGTTATACCTTCGGCGTCGATTGCGCCAAGTGGCGCTTTGACAGATCCCGCCTCAAACATCCTCGCAGTGATAAACCCGTCAGCGACCATGTTCCCTGTTATCAATAACTCATTAAATTGGGCATATCCTGTGTTGTCGATTCTCCAGCCTGCCGTATCTACAGCGTAATCGTCGCTTTGCAGCACAGCGTCCTTGAACAACAGCATGCCACCCTCGAACGTATATTGGTTGGCCGAAAACGTCAGGCCTGACACGGCGGTGCCGTTCAGATCATCCCACGCATATACCTCTAGGTAGGAACTGGCCCCACCAGCCACAACTTGCCATTGAAGCGTGGCGCCCAGCCCTGCGTCTATTGCTGCAACTGCCGTTGTGGTTTCCCTGACCCTCGCTTCCAATACAGTGATCGGAACAACAGTGATTTTGTGGAAAACAATCTGCTTTGATACCGGCCCTGCAAAAAGAGACGTGCTGTCTGCCACAAGTGTGAGGTTGAATTCCTGCACCGCATTATAAGCTAAGTCGGATGGTCGTTCTATGATGACATTGGCGGTATATCGACGTCCCGAGACAATATCGGCTGCGGGATCTGGCAGAATATCTTTAAGTGGGACGTTGATTTGGACGCCTAGACCGTCTGATAGTTTCAACCAAGTGGCAAAGATGCCAGCGCCGTCAAGGCTTGCCCCAGACACCCAATCAAACTCTACCGTGACTGAATAGCCAGCGTGATGGTCGGATCCTATCCATGTGGCGGGTATGTCTGATGCCCATTGGATGCCGACCTCGGCCGCTACAGTGGAAGTAAGGTCAAAGTCGACGGATTGCCCATAGCTGTAGACGTCATTGACCCTGACAGTGCGCCCCGTGGCCACACCCCACGTATTGAACGTTCCTGCTTCAAAGAATGGGCTTTCAAGCACGTTTGCGCCTGACGTAAGAAGTTTTGCGGCAACGTCCGTAACGGCTACGGCAGCATTAAACGCATTTGACGCGCCTGACTCCGATGTTGCTGCTGCCTGTTGGCTGACACTTGCTTCACCAGCGGCCGTTTCGGCAGCCACCTTGTCACTTTGGGCAGCGGTAGCACTCGTTGCACTGCCTGTCGCGGATGTTTCAGCCGCGGTCTGTGCTGTCGCGGCTGCGGATGCTGCACCAGCGGCAGCACTTTCGGAATCCGCGGCGGCTTGCGCAAAGGTTGCTGCTTGTGAGTTGGCCAATCCAGCGTCCGTTTGGCTTTGTGCTGCGGCGCCGGCCGATGTTGATGCGTTACCTGCTTCTGTCGCTGCGGTCTGTGCGGATTGTGCCGCTGCGTCGCGCGCTGTCTCTGCGGCTTCGGCAGCAACCAATGTAATTTCGTAATCGACGGCTAGTGAATTTGATAATGCCTCTAGGCGTGAAACTGTTGCTATAGGCTGGGTGACTTGACCGGGTGTGCTGGCGACCTCAATAAACGTTTCAATAAATGACGTTGAGGATCCTAATTGTTCAGCAAAAGTGACGGCCAGCGTTTTTTCATCACCAACGGTAAGTGCTTTTCCAGTACCATCGCCACGTATTCCCAATAACACTTCTAGGCGTTCAAGCGCAATTTCAAACCGCATTTCCAACGGGGTGGTCACTGGACTATCTCGGTGTGCGATCCTGCGATGATGACGCGTTCTACCTTCATGTTGGTTAATATCTCAACGCGCCATTTTGTGTACATATTGTCCCCGGTAAGGCGCGACACGGCGTTGGGCTCGAACGTCTGTCCAACTAAAACGTCATCGCCATAAACATCAACGCGGAGATAGTCGTCACAACCAAGGGTTTGAGCATCTGCCTTGACGACACCGAACGATATAGGGTGGTCAAGCTGCAAGGTGCCGGATGTCCATTCCGCATATGTGTCGATTGGCTGTGAAGGGTCATCGTAGGTTTTTACTGTCAGCCCATCGGCCTCAAGGTAGAAGATATTAGATGATGTGATGTCGAAAAACAGATCAATTGGATCAAAACCGGCTTCCTCAATAAAGGGCTGTGCGCCGTTTGTGTTGAGAATAAAGACACCACTGGCAGTCTTGAACAGATACTTGCCGTCGATTTGTGCTGCGCGGATTGTTTCGGGCGCGAGGTTGACCCACTGGTTTCGAGTGTACAGGTTTGCAGTGACAATTTGTGGGCCCGCCTGCGACATTATCACGAGTCCGCGCTGTGATGCGTAGGCGGCGGCATATCCTAGATCCACTACAGATCGGGCGGATACGCAAGGCAGGTTCACTTCCATTTTTTGCATGACCATGCTGTCGGGGGTCTGGCCTTGCACCATGTAAGGATTGCCTGTGGTAAGAACGCACAACGTCATGCCGAACGCAGCGAGGCCAACAATATCATATTCCGTTGTCAGTTCGTATTTTAGCGGCCACGCGTGGGGAATGTATGGTTCACAGAACCGAAGTGACCGGCCATCAAAGGCGGCCATCATACCATTTGGAAGCGTCACAATTCCGCTCATAGTGTCGGATGGAAGGTCATAATCGCGCGATGTGATGAATTCACCTAATGGCACAGCGACAATGTCGTGGTTGTAGTTTGATTGAGCAACGGGAATTTCGACCACAAAATAGAGGTCTGTGACGCCCAGCGCAGAGGTTTGTGACCGGTACAGACGTATCCTATCGATATTGCGCCCTACGGACGGTTCAACAAAGCCTGTGACGGTCAATCCTTGGCCCGACTGCCAATTAATGTTGTCAGATAGTGCGCTGGGCGGCGATTCCTCGTCAAAGACGGTCACATAGGTGTATGCCGCTACGATCGATGTCAGCGCTGGGCTCGGATTTTCGTTCAGTGCGGTGGCTACGGGAAGAACCGCATCTACCGACGCCCCACCAGCTGCGGCAACCAAGCGATCATATTCGGCGGTTGCGGCTGTTTGTGCATCGGCGGCCGCGATAGATCCGACTGTTGATATATCGCCGGTGGCGGTGATTGTGAGTTGACCAACAGGCGCGGGCAACTTGAGGTCAAACCGCCCTACGCCTTCCACAAACATGGATGGAACACCGTCACCCGTCAGATACAGGCGGTCGCTTGCAATAGGCCCCGGTGCGGCGTTCACATTACCAGCAAAACCGCGCCATGTGTCGTTGTGCAAAATGATGGTGGAAACAGCGTCCGAGAACGTGTGTGCGGTGGCACTGCCATTGATTGGCACAATGCAACCATCTTCAAAGCGGGCATTTTTGGCGGATGCCGCAACGCCTGGTGGGATATCTCGGGCGTTCAGCTTAGGAACGATGCCTTGGAATGATTGGAGTGTGACTTTCATGGCCTAGAACCATATCGTTTTGCTGCGCGTGCGTGGCCGTGTCTGGTTCTTAAATTCCGACGCGCTCAGGTTCGAGAGGGACTGGTTAAACATCGCGCTGTGGTAGGCGACAATCTCGGGGTTGGAGTATTCTTGATTGGGCATAGCAGAAATTGCAGCAATAGCGCCGTCTGCAATCACATCACCATGATTGCGGTGCAGGAAGTCGGGGACGCGATCATAGGCGTCCTGCATTGCGGTATCGCCTGCCATCGTGCCAAATGACTGGCCTTGGCGGGGCTTTAATGTGCAGCGGATCACAAGTTCGCCCTCGGTATAGGGCGCGATGTGGATCTTGTCGGTCTCCGGCGTGGAATAGAAATACGGCGTGCCTACGTCCTCTTCACCAAATAGATCATCGTGAACGGCCGCAGTGAGCAACTGCCCCTCCCAAGTCACTAAGCGAATAGTGTGAAGTGCGGCATATGTGGGTATGTCGATAGCCGTTTCGGCCGCGACCACTGATTGAGTGATGGTTTCGCGCCATAGCCTTGTGCGTTCGCAAAAAATAATAGCGGCTTGCCGGATCTGGTTGGTGATAACGATCTTTGGGCAGGCACCCACATAGGGCTGAACCAAGGGCAGGAACGCATCAAGGTGTATCGTGGTGGCCATGATGAATTCCTCTATACGGTCGGATCAGGCGCGGGGATTTCCGGGCGAACGGTCTTTTCAGCTGATACCTCAACACCCATGCGCGTGGCAAACGCTTGATAGTGAAATGTGGCTCGGGCTGACATACCCGGCAGATCGATGTCTTTGTTGGTAGCGCGGAAACAGAGGTAGTCTACGAGTGCATCGCCTTCGGCATCCTGCAACGGGCTGTCTACAGCGGCATAGGATGCTAGATGGTTGGGGTTTTTGGGGTCTTCTACAATGACTGCAATGACGGTTTCGACCAAAGCGCGGATGGTGCCTGTGCCATCATTTGCCGGAAATACCATAAATGTTGTGATGTCGGCTTCGTCAACAATGACGTGATCGACAATTGCATGGGAACCAAGCGTGGCAGCGTTGCGCCAGTTTGGAATGTACGAGTCCAAAAGCTGAACGGACGTAGGTGTGATGGCTGGCCCGTTTACATTGCTTTCAAATTTCACGACACGTTTGATTGTGTCTGGGATGGCCTGCTCCACACCGGCCACAAGGGGTAGCGTGGATCTGCGGATTGCAAGGTCGGGTTTTAAGGCTACTGCGGCGCGCACACCCTCATTTAACCATCCTACCAACTCGCTTACGGTCCAACGAACAGCGCGCCTATCCTTTAGCAGGATAAGCGCGCTTTCGATGATGGCTGCGACTGTTTTGGTCACGTTGAATTACTCGCTCGTTCCGTTGGCTTCGTTGGCGAGTGCTTTCGCATCCTCAACTTCTTTATCCATCAGTTGAAGTTGAGCGACGACTGCGGCTTCAATCGTTTGGCGTTTTGAATTGTGGTGCGGTTTTGTTTCCAAAAGTTCAAAGTGAGCCAAGGCGAGTTCTTCATCAGACAGGTTCTTTACATTGAATTCTGTCAGGACATCCAACTCGGTACCGGGATCCGGTTCAGGCTTGGGCTCCGTCTTGGTCGCTTCTTTAGGGGTTTTGGGGGTAAGGCCCTCTCCTTCCTCACCCCCAATTCCCTTACTGGCAGCAGCGTTGTCTCCGGGATGGGTGATCAAGGTGCTGTCGGTAAGGCTTGTATCATCATCGTCCTCATCGCCGTCTGGGGCGGCGTCTGGGTCAAACATAATGAAGGTGGGGATCTTGAGGAACATCTGGATGTGTGTGGTGTCGGCACATTCACAAATATGTGCATCATCGGACTCTTTGGTCGGCCCAAATTGATAATCCTTGCCTCGGGGGCTTTTCGTGCTGGGTGGCATATTGATTAGGGTGCCACCAACACGGCGGATTGTGTGTTCAATTTTCAGTTTCATCGGTCTTCTCCTGTGGAGGGTGAGGGAAAGGTGAGAGGGTAAGAGGGTATCGCCCTATTTTTTAGGCGATATATTTGATGGTCAGCGTGACGTACTTTGTGCCAGCGGCTTCACCAGCAACCAGTTTGACACCAATACCGCGGGCAGTGTCGCTGGGCGGAATGGCGGCGGCAGCGATACCGTCAAGTGTTTGAACGGCATTACGGGCTACGCCGTCAAACAGTTCATCAGCAGATGTGCGGGTGTCGCTTGCATCTTTGTAGACGCCAGTGACAAAACCGACATCAAAGGTTGCTGCTACAGCATCGGTAAACACTTCTGCGCCGACAAGTTGGCATCCACCCGGCAGCGCGCCGATTTCAACGATATCAGTGCCATCATTAGTGGCAGCGCTGTAAATGTGGGTGAAGGTTGCGGAATGGACAGCCCCGGCTGTTTGCGGGACGGGAATGCTTTGGGTTTTGACGTTCTTGGCGATAAATAGGGTCATGACGTGGTTTCCAGTTCAGTAAATGGGTTTTGACAGGGATCAGGATCAGAAAGTAGTGCGGGGCCCTAGAGGAGAGCCCCGCCTAATTGCTTATGTGACCGGTGCGGCCGCTGTATCAACTGCCATGACACCAAAGTCAGAACCGATTCCAGCTTGGTTTTTGTAGCGCGTCTTCTTCACACCGCAAATCATACCAGCCGCAATGGACACTTGGTTTTCATAGTCTGTGGACTCTTCGACCCATGACATACGGGAAGACGAACCACGTCCGTAGGCTTTGACACCGGCTTGACGCCCAAGGAACAACGCGCGGGATACGTTGACGTTACCGCCTGCACCATAGTCAGAGAACCGGCGAATGTTGTTGTGCGAGTGCAGCGAGACGTTGCCGATTGTGCCCATTTGATCTGTAAAGATCGGGTTGTCGGATCCGCGAGAACCCGCGGCCTTTTGGATTTCAAGCCAATCGCCTGCGGCACCGCTTGTGCGGAGGTCATGCTTTTGCCAATCGTTCATCAGCATAACAAAGTGGCTTTTTGCGCCATCTTTGATGGGCTGCATGTTTACAACATCAGGGTTCGTAGCGTTGAGCATGCCGACCTTGGCAATAACCCGTTCGATCAGCGCAACGGACATTTTATCCGCGGCAGCAAGATCAGCTTTTGAAGTTGCATCGCCGCCATATGTGATGTGGGCTGCGTCGGGTGCTTCGATTGGGTTGCCAGCAAAGTTTGCTTCGGTGAAGATTTTGTCTTCATTTTCCGCGTTGTTGCCCAAATCGCCGGACAGATAGCAGAATGTCGCGTCATCGTCCCATTCAGCCATATAGTCGCCGGTACGGTCGCGCATCAGCTTGCGCATATCGTGGATTGTGCGCTGACGGGACATCCGACCACCACCAGAACCGGGCTTACGGACTTGGTCGATCTTGATTTCGTCTTGCAGGAACGTGAGGGCTTCTTCATTTCCTTCGGCGCGGTTGTCGCCATAGACCGGCTTCTCACGGAAACGCATGTTCAGGTCAAAGAAGATCGTGTCGCCTGCGTCTTTGGTCAGGTCGACCTTTTCTTGAATGATCGCGTTTTCGGAGGTGTTGGTGAATTTTTTGAAGTACGACTTCTTTGCCATGTCGATGGCAAGGGCGGTCGCCCACTTCTTCTGGTTTTGGGCCGATGCGTTGGTAATGCGGGATTCCATGGTTGTGCGTCCTTTGGAAGTAACAAATATCGGCACTTCCTGCGCACTATGTGCTGAACGTTTACCGCACATTGCGGCAATCGTGCAAGCCCTACGATAAAATACCCTTTTGAACAGCGATAGGGACACTTCGGGCGACGTCGACCATTATAACCAAACTCGACGTTGGGTTTGCTTCCTTCAAGAAGATTTTCCCAACATCTATTGATATTTCCACAAGGTCATTGATGTAGAGAGGCAAGGGAATCTTGCGCACGACTTGATTGTGCCTCTCAACCGTCAACACAGCTGCATCAATGGAAAACACCATCGCTGCATCCCCAATCTGTATGACGAGGGGTTGGTCTATGATCCGGCTAAGAGGCGACTTGTGAACGAACATCCCGCGAAGATTCCCTGTTTAATCGCGCAAGTAGGCGTCTCGTTCGGCTTCCGACATACTCGCCATTGCTGCTTCTGCACTGTAAAGTTCTTGGGTGTTCGTCACGTTGGTGACTGCCTTGTCAATCGCGCCGAACCGGCTGTCATTTGGGCTGTTCAAATCGGCGGCCGGCGCTGTTTTCAACGTGGTGGGTGCGCCCGGTCTTGGTTCTGTGCTGACCTTCAATTTGCCTTCATCAGGATCGACTGGCGGTATCACTGGTGCTGCGCCTGTCAAAGGGATCCCCATGGCGTCTGCGGTGATTTTATAACGCTCATAGGCCAGCTTTATGTTTTGATCCATGTCACGGCGTGGAAATTGCGTATTAACGGCACGCAGTTCAGCGTCCCAGCCTGCGTTGTGTTCAGCGGTTTGTAGGGCTGGGTTGATTGCGTGGAAGTTGTCCAGCTTTCCATACCATTGATCAGCTATGGCGTTCTGGCTTTGTTGCCGCATAGCATTGGCGGATTCAATGACAACGCGCGAATTCACAATCGTTTTATCAACATCCATTAGGCGTGTTGTGAATTCTTCGTCATCGATGTCGCCTGCCTTATATTCGTCCATCACAGCCTTCTTGGCAGCTTCGGCGGCAGTTAGTTCTTGCTGCGCTTTTGTGGTGTCGGGGATCTGCTCTTGTTTTGCCACTGGCGCAGGTTGGGCGGCTTCAATAGCTGCGGCATCTTCATCAGCCTTTGCTTGTTTGACGGATGCTTCTTCGGCTGCCGCTGCATCTGTGATGGCCTGTTGATCGGCAATAATGGCATCGCGCTCGTCTTCCGGCAGCGCTTCAAGATCTTCAAGCGTGAATTCTTCCGGCAAGCCATCAGCATCCAGCGCGCGTTCTGGCGTTTCGACTTCGGGTGTTTCTACCGCGACATTAACGGCAGCATCTTTGTCTTCTTCTGTGATGGCGGCATCTGGGTTTGCAGTGTTCATGGCGAGGGTTCCTTAGTTCATTGGGGGTTGTGGGGGCATCGCGTCTGGCGCTGCTTCTGGGTTTGGCTGTGGCTGTGGTTGCGGTTGTTGTTGTGTGGCCGGATCGCCGGGGGGCAGGGCGTTAGGATCTGCCATTGGTGGGCCGCCCTGTGGCTTGGTGGCGTTCAATCGTTGTTGAATCGCTGTTGCCATAATTTGGTCGGCTGTCGCGGCAGCGTTGGGCACACCCATAAGTGAAATTGATGTTTCAATCGCGCTCTGGATGTTGGCGAGGTAGAGCCCATCCATTTCAGCCTCGCTAAGTTTGGCTTGAGCCATAGCGCGCATGCCTTCGCCTTGGGCTTTATTGGCTTTGCCCTCTTTTTCGGCTTTGTCTGCCATTGCCATTGACTGCTCGAACTCCGCCTTTGCCGCTTTTGACTTCTCCAGTGCCAACGTTTCTTCGTCGGGATTGTTTGGATCGGCGTCGGGATCTGCAACACCAGTGATTTGGCGGATGCGTTTGACAATTTCATCTTGCTTGGGAATATCCATGGCTTCGATAACCAAGTCAGCAATCTGCATAGCAAACATTGGGTTGGCCTGACCAATGACGCCAACAAGGGCGACAAGCTGTTCAACGGCTGCCTGTCGGTGTGTTGCGCGGTAGTCTTCCTCGGATACGATAAAGTCTGCCTTGGTGAGGCCAATGAAGTTGTTCTCTTCGCCGTCAATGCTGTCGTCGTTGATCCCCACATACTCGGGATTTCCGCGCTTATTGGTGATCCTAAAATTCTTCTTCTCGGTGAAGAACTGCTCGACGTTGGATAGAACCTTTTCGCCGTGGATCTTGCGGCAAAAACGCAGGTTTTCAAAGAAAGTGTTCGTTGTCAGTTGGCCTTGATCTTGTCGGGCAGTGATGGCCTTACCGGATGTGGCGTTGGATGACCGGCCCATATTTTCATTGGTAACGCCAGATGTCTGCTCAATCATGGAAATACCGCGCGACATCGCATCACTTTGCGCGTTGGCCAGTGCTAGATCAGTCGTGGTTTGCGGCGCTTGTGAGCCCTCATTGTAAACGATGTACGCATCAGGTCGCAGAACTTCCTCACGCATCGCTTCGTGATCGTCGGTGGCGTTTTTGGAAATTACAGTCTTTTGCGCGGACAGGTGCCAAAGAGCCTTGCTGGCGCGCTTGTTAATATCGATCTGGATACTTCGCACGCCACGGATCATTCCATAAGGGAAACCTGTTTCAGCATCACGATATCCCCACATAGGTGTGAAGGGGAAACGGTTGTGGCGATATGGGCTTTCAGTATCGATCAGCAAGCCCTGTTCACACATGATAGCGACGCGCACACGCTCCTTGACCTTACTGGCGATGGTTGCGCGGCCTTCGTTGATTTCTGCAACGTGGCCTTCTGACCATTTGTCGAAGATTTCGCCTGTAAAGTCACCTCCACGTAGAAATTCCGTTTCCTCCGGGACACGATACCAGACCTCAATCAACCGAACGCGTTTCCGGCTAGACATTTCGGAATAGAGTGACGAGCCAGCAAAGTCGTTGATTGCCATTTCCTGCGCGTCCATAGCGTCATCGCCTGACTGCGACGTTGCGTGGCGGGACTCATATGTGGTTTCGACGGATTGGCGTATGACTTCCGCGCGGTGTGGGAACATTGTGATAGCGCGATCAAGATCCAGCCACTTGGGGCGGAACATATAACGGCCATCTGATAGATCCCATTCCGTGGCTGCGGAATCATAGATGATATTGCGCCAGCTTTCGTGCCGCTCAAATACAATCTCGCGTCCATCTTCCGGATCCTGCACACCAGTTTCCATCCAAGACAGACCTGCTTTGACCTGCTCCCCGAATGATCGGCTTTCATGCATGGGGCGGTGACAGACATCCGATAGATATTTCATCAACTCGGTCTTGCGTTCTGCCTGTGCCAGCCCTTCCTTGCGTCGTGGAAGGATTGAATAGTCCATGGGCTTCTGACGTTGAGAACCAAGGATCCAGTTAACGGACGTGAATGTGACGTTGTAGACCAATGGGACCTGACCACGCGATTCAAGGACGGCGATATCGGCTTCGTCCCATTGTTTGTGATCGTAGATTGCCTCGTCAGTCGCCATTTCCATCCGTGGGATGTAGTGAACATTCAATTCGCGCTGATAGTGCCCCATGAGGTTGCGGTGAACCGCCATCATGCTTTGGCTGTCGAGAGGATCTGGTTCTTCGTCTTCCTCGGGCTCCTTGCCCCATCCAGCATAGGAATCGCCGGGAACCTCGGACGAATGCTTGCGAAAAGCATCTTCGGGGCGGGTGTATTCGTCTTCTTCTCGCTCAAACATCGTCCCAAATATCCCTCTGTTCGACAATTTTGCCATGTAGGCTCTTTGTCATATGGCCAGTTATTGAGAGGGGGCGTTTAGGCGCCGGTGGCATTCGTATTAAGTCGTCTAAGCGTGATCTTACAACTGACATAATTTGAAATATGTCGTCGTTATTCCCTTGGTTCTTACCCAAGTAGGGGCAAAAGTCTATCGCCAACAATGCGGCTTCGTATTCGTTACCGGTTTCTTCGGCCCATTTCCATGCGGATGACAAGGGCACAACACAGGGTGTGACTTCTGCAAGCGATCGATGCGCGGGAACCAGCACAAGGCACGGATCGTTGTTTCCGATAAACAGCCACGTACCAATAACGCGGATGTCTCCAATCTTGTGATCGAAGTGCATATACATCAAATCGAGCGCTGGGCGTTCTTTGACTGGTGTGAATGATGTTGGTGTCATGCGACGAGTCCTGACCTTCTGTTTTTGGTGCGGCTGCTTATTGTCTTGCTGGCAGCTTTGTATCCCTGCGCCTTTTGGCGAAGTGCATCTGTTGCGTGGCTTGCGTCGTCGTGGCGTGGCACGTTTGTCCACGTTTGAAGACGGATGTTGTATTCGCGCGTGTAGTTTTCGACGTGTTTCAGACCTTCCTTGGTGGTCTCTTCGTTGAAACAGTAGGTTGCGAAGTCGTTCCGCATCAGGTCGATGCCATGTTGGATGGTGGACACGCGCGGGACCAGCTGCCAATCCCATGACGGCTTTGCTTCTCGCAGTTGCGATAAAAGAGACCGGACGTCCTCAATACCTTGGCGTTGTTGTGCCGCATCGTGTGGTAGGTACATCGTGCCGACACTGACCTGTAACGTGTCGATCCAGTTTATGAAGGCTACGAAGCCCTCTCCGGCTGCTTCACGATAATTTATGAAGTGATCCATTGAATTGACGGATTGGTGAAGCCAGCACACACAGGTATCGCTTGCTCCAATATCCCAGAAACCGTTGACGGGCAGTCCGGGGCGATGGGGGAACATTCCGATACGATTTTCGCGACGCGCGGCAGCAATAACATGGTGCATGTATTTGCCTTCGTTTCCGCTTTTCCAACATTCCTCGGGCGTCGACGGATATTCACGCCACATCAGTTCAGGTTCTACGCCAAAGTCTTCGTCGCGCTTATTAACGTACCAAGCGCGCTGTTCCAGATCGATGGCAACGTCCATCACACCTTCAATCAGGTTGAAGTATTTGTGATCGGCAGGGGATATCACGACGCCATCCGGATCCATGCGATACGCCGGATCCATCCACCACGCGTAAAAGTGGAATTTGTAGTCTGCGATGGTCAGTTGTTTGTTTGACTTGTGCTTTGCCTCTGCGCGGCGTGCCATATCGTAGAAATATCCGGACTGACCTTCCGCGGTGGATTCGATGAACACAAATCCGTCACTTGGCACTGCTTGTAGCGAACCGGTGGTTAACTCTTTCGCTTTATCGGGGTGATTTGCTGCAATCTTGCCCATTTCTGACACGTGCAGAAAGTGAACGGTGCCAGATCTTGCAGAGGTAACAACGCGGATCTGTGAATTGTTGTGCTTGAATATCAGTTCGGACTGAGTGTCCTTTTTCAGTGGCATAACCTTGAGCAGGAACGTGGGAAGGCGTTCATATGCATACATGATCTTATCGCGGAACAGTTCGCCGGCCGCTAAGAGATCCTGTGCGATAACCACTACGTTCCGGTCTTCGTTGAACAGGGCAAAATCAAGCGCAAGTATTTCAATCAGTGTTGAAAACCCCATTTGGCGGGCTTTTAGGATCAGGTTTCGCCCATGCGCCTCCGCTAAGAACTTTCGCTGGGCAAGGTTGGGGGTGAATGGCTGTTCAAGTGAAACCTCTGCGCTGTCTTCTGTGGCGGCAGCTATCTTCACTTTGATTTTGTAAAGTCTGCCGGACGTGATGCGCCAGTACCAATCATCGAGATTCCGTAGAACCTCTGCATCCTCTGGGTTGATGTCCAGCGCCTCTAGGGCTGCAATGGTTTGGGATAGACTATCGCTCACGAGGATATCACGCGACTGACATCAAGGGCGGCTTCCCATTGGAATTGGTGTTCGGGTGTCTCGTCTAGGTGGTCTGAAATATAGATCGACATCCTTGCGCTTAAAATTGCATGCAGGATTGATCTTGGATCAAGGAATTCTCGGAATAGTGACACAGTCAGGAAGTCGTTGGGGCGGTTGCTGTCTTCCATCCGCACTACCAGCATGTCGGCAATCCATGGCTTGGGCGGCACCACTGCGAAAGCTGCATACGCGATCAGGCCATCAATTAGGCTTAGGTGGGGGCTGTTCGTCCGTTCCATGTTATCGCGCGCGCCAGCCAGTGTCATGTTCACGTGATCTAAAAGCGAGACTTGCGGTTGTCCCAAGTGTCCTGTCGGGTTTGAAATTAACGGATTGGACGGAATAAGTGTCATTCTACGACACCGTCTTGCAATCGCTTGTCTCCGAATGCCGGAGGCGATCCTTTCTTTCCCAAATCTTTCAGGAAGTTGGCGAACACGGTGGATATTTCATCACCAGGCTTTCGTTCATCGTCAAAGACGCCAAGGAATCGCGCGACTTGGTCGAGTGCATGCGTTTGGTCGTGGGTTTTGATTTCGATGCCATGCTGGGTCTGTTTTACGCCTGCATATAGCGCGCGTGAGGCAGGTGGCAGCTTGTTTGTATCCTTGAGCACAGTGAAGCTATCTCCACGTCCGTCACAGCGCTGACAGGTTGCGCAAGGATCGCCTTTGCGTCTGTATCCATATCCACCTTCGTTGGTTGGTTCATCGAAAGATGCGCGCTTTGCTTCGGGGATCTGTCGCCAGCTTTGGTGTGTCTCTTCAAACTCCGCCTTGGTGCGCCAATGGTACTGGCCTTTCTTGCCATAGCAGAACCGGCAGGGGGCGACTTCAAGGCTCATGATGTCGTTAATGTCGGCTGTGGCGATCATCAGGTATCGGGAAGCGACATCCGCCACGGATATCATCGCAATCTCCATAGCCTTTTTGGTTAACTCTGCGATGCGGGATTTGACCATCGGCTCCTTCATCATCTTGTTCCCGTGAGTGCTTGCAGATGCCTTCGCATATCCGGCGCGTACCGCTGCCTTAGCAATGCTGCGGTCCTTCATATATTCGACGCAAAACGCGTCTTTTTTTGCTGAAAGTTTGCCTGTGGCCACGGTTCTAGCTTCCTGCCGGATGTGCGTTACGCGTCCACACTTCTGGTTTTTTTGATAACAGGTCAAGATTATTCGAGTTTGTTTGATAATCACGGCCATTATTTTGATCAATTGGCCCGATTTTACCTTGTATGTGTAACGTTTTGTTACTATCCTATATGAACAGGCCAAGAATTTTGGCAAAGCCACGCAAGGATCAGACGATGAAAACTCAATATCCAAATCTTTTTAGCGCGACCGAGGCAGCTATCATTTCCAAAGTTCAGGAATGGTTTTTGAGCCAGACTGACACGAGGTACGCAATTCGTGTTTTCGACGGCGAAGAAACATCCTGCCAGATAACGCGCAACGTTGTTGAAATTAACGCTGCGGTCGCGATCACTGATGAAACATCATTTGTGATTTACGAGGAACGCGGTGAGCGGATTGGTTCAATCCTCTTCATTCATGGAAATGAAGGTGATGTTTTGTCCGATTTTGGTTGGGACAAAAACAACGCGAAGGCGGCAGAAACCATGGATGCAATGTGGACATCCATTCAATCAGAGTTGGATCTGTAAAATGACAAACCAAAACACCAAATTTTTCTATGTCACAGCGATTGAGGGCGACAGCGTCTTCTATCTCGCCGGACCTTACGTTGATCACCAAGTGGCTCTGGCCCGCGTTAGCGCTGCCGAGCGCTCCGCGAATGATCCTACATTGAATACCAATTGGGCCCGCGCGGCCTTCATGTCTTTCGGCACAGTCGGATCCAAGATCCGCAAAGCCACTGCATTGGGAGTAATCTAATGGAACGTCCAAACAACATCATAAGCGCGCTGCGCACACCGGCACCAAAATCAAAGCTGCAAAATGCGGTGGGAATATCGCACTGGTTGAGCGTCACAACGGTTATCACAGAAGATGCCAAAATCTGGTTGGTGCGTGGGTATGATCAAAGCAACCCCACTTTGTCTGCCTGTTCCCATGTTGCCGCTGTTGACCTTGATGACATCTACGGTGTGGTTGATCGCGACAACCCAGCTATCGATGACTTAGGCATCCGGTCTGAAAGCCACGTTCACTACACTGGTGATGGCCCTACTATAACAGAGATACCAACGCCTGTTGATGCGCCAAGCGTGACTTATCAACTTGAGCGCTCCTACATCGGTGATAACGAACAGTGGCGCGGCGATATGGTTAAGGTTGATTCCGTAAAATATCCAGATCGTAAAGTTGCGCAGTCCGAAGCTGACACGTTAAATGGCAAACCGTTCAGCGTGTTTTTCTGGCGCGTCCTGCCATCCACTGCGTCCGCTGCGCTTCCTCTGACATCTTTCGATACGTCGCAGTCCCTTGACGTAATTTGGGAAGCGTTGAGCAGTTACCGTGACGACTGCATTCCGGCTGGTTTTGATGAAAATGACAAAACTTGGGATGACGTCACCACTGCAATGGCGTGGATTACCGAAGCACTTGGGGTGGATCCATTATGAAACCAGCAACCAAAGCCATGATGGATGAGATTGTAGAACACGCGAACGCGGGTAACGACATCATCCCAATGTTCTTTCAGCCACGCAGGGGCGGTATTGATGCCACTGTATCAGCTGCAATCCGCTGCGCGAAGGCGCGCGGTCTGATTGTTCCGGCTGGCTTGGATGGTGTGGGTAATCCCATGTACCGCGCGCCGGTCAAGTTACAGACGCACGCGGCACATATGACGATTAACTAATCGTGCACCCCTGTCAAAACCCCTGTCAAAACCTGTTGGAGGGTTTTGACAGTTTTGACACCCCCTCCAAAAAAAGGAAAACCAATGCCTGAATTCAAAGCTAGAGTAGCCATGAACGCCCGAGTTTACGGGTCCGTCACAATCGAAGCCAACACGCTTGAAGAGGCGGGTAAACTGATTGATGCACAATATGTGTCTGATAATTTCACGCCACACGGTGGCAATAATGATATCGATTATTCGCACCCATCCGCTATCTGGGTGGAATGTGTTCAAGATGAAGATGCCGACGATGATGCTGACAGTCTTACTGAATTTGATGTACCTGACGGGCCATGGATGAGGCATTCAGCCGTTTCTCACGTTGAATCGCAGTCACCAGCAGAACAGCGCATTATCGATCAGATGACAGCCATGGCCTACATGCCGCAATTCTCGGACATTTCCGGTGTCTCGCTGCCGGATCCTGACATTCAAAAGATGCCGAAACGGCAAGTTAGGTTTGAATGCCAATACTGCCTTGAGGATGTATACTTTGACACAACTGCATATTGGGATGCCGATATGCAGTGTTACCGTTTCAGCGATGATTTTAACAGCAATTATGCCTACTGCGGTGATTGTGGCGGGGAGGATTGTCTAAAGGTTGTTGATATTACAACTGGTGATGTCTTGGGATTAAGCACGGATCAAGAGACGTGGATCCCGCTTGATCAGGCAAAGGCTGAACGCGACACCCAGCAGAAAGCCTATGACCACAAATTCGCCAATTTGACGGCGCATAAGGAATCTCAATCGTGAATGATCTGGGCCCAGAACAATTCAACATCCCGTTTGCAGTGGACCCTACCCCCCGACAAGAAGGCGAGGCACTGATCATCGATAATTTTGCAGGCGGGGGCGGTGCCTCAACCGGCATTGAGCGCGCCTTGGGTCGTTCCCCAGACTTTGCAATCAATCATGATCCAATCGCGCTTGCCATGCATGAGGTAAATCACCCAGCAACAACGCACCTGACGTCGAGCGTGTGGGCCATAGATCCGCGCGATCTTGTGAAGCGCGGCCAAAAAGTTGGCTTGGCGTGGTTCTCGCCTGACTGCAAACACCACAGCAAAGCGAAAGGCGGGAAACCAGTAGAAAAAAACATCAGAGATTTGGCGTGGGTGGTTATCTCGTGGGCCGAATTGGTGTCGCCCGACATCATCATGTTGGAAAACGTCGAGGAATTCAAAGATTGGTGCCCCTTGACCGATGAAAACAGACCGGATCTATCCCGTCGCGGCGAGACCTTCCGCGAATGGCTCAAGAGGCTGCGTGCACTTGGCTATAAGGTTGAACATCGCGAATTGCGCGCCTGTGACTATGGCGCACCTACTATTCGCAAGCGTCTGTTTGTGATAGCGCGGCGCGATGGTCGACCAATCATATGGCCCGAAGCCACACATGGCGCTCCGGATAGTCCGGACGTGGTCAATGGGACGTGCAAACCATGGCGCACAGCGGCCGAGATTATCGACTGGTCCCTGCCTTATCCGTCGATTTTCGACACGAAGCAGGAAATTTGGGACAAGTATGGCCTGCGCGCTATTCGCCCATTGGCTGACAACACGTTGCGGCGCGTCGCGGCAGGCATCAAGCGCTACGTTCTGGACGCTGATGAACCATATTTTGTGACATATGGTCAGCATGGCGGGGTGAACAGATCCGCAAGTGATCCAATGCACACCATCACAGCCAGCCGAAAGGACCAAAACGCGGTTGTTGCGGCGTTTCTAGCCCAACACAACACCGAGCGCAGGGGTGTGAACCCCGGAAAGGATGTGCGGTTGCCTTTGGCGACGCTGACGACGCGTGCGACGCAGATCAACGTGGTAGCGGCGCACATTCAGTCGATGCACGGGACAACGCGCAGGGATCGCCCATTAAATGCCCCCCTGCAAACTCTGACAGCCGGGGGCGGCCATGCTGCTTTGGTTGCGGCGTTTCTCACCAAATACTACGGCAGCGGTGATAATGGTGCAGATATGAATGATCCAATGCACACATTGACGACGCCCGACCGGTTTAATTTGGTGATGTGCAGCGTCGCAGGCGTGCCGCATTACATTTATGACATCGGAATGCGGATGCTTTCGGCGCGGGAAGCCTTCAACGCGCAAGGATTCCCGCCGTCTTACATAATCGACGTGGGCCCAGACGGGCGCGTGTTCACCAAGACCGAGCAAACCAGAATGTGTGGCAACAGTGTGCCCCCTGATTTATCAGAGGCATTGTGTCGCGCGAACGCGGGGCATTTGTCCCGCCTTGAGGTGGCGGCATGACTATGAGCAAGAGGTCCAATGATATGACAGATGCGGAATTTTTCAACACAATGTCACCAGTTGAACGCCTGCGCGAATTTAACGATTTGTGCGGGATGGTTTTTCCGGGCGACACGCAAAAACGGATTGCGTGCAAAATTGGTGTCAGTCGAAAGACTGTTTCCGAATGGCACAGGACATCAATCGTTCCTACGTGGGCACTTCTGTTGGTTCTTGCGTGGTCAACAATTGGCAGCCACCAGCTGCTCCCAATTGGGTCAAGACAAAAAACGTCTCCTGCACCTTGATAGGCAGCAGGCGCAACAGTTCGGGCGCGGGATGCCAGTCAGTTAAGACGGCCCCGCGCTTGTTGTTACATCCAGCACACGCGGCCACAAAATTGGCCTTATATTCGGAACCGCCGTGGCAAAGTGGGATGATGTGATCAATGGTTGCCTTACGTCTATCCAGATCTTGGCGCGATAATTCCTTGCCGGTTTCCAAATAGATCAGGTTTGCCGCTGCCTTGTATGACATGCGGCGCGGCAACCACATCATTCCCATACACCAAATACATTTACTGTGTTGTGTTCCAACGCGCACTTCTAAAATTTGACGGCGTTTTCTATCCCGCTGAATGGCGCGGGCACGTTTCTGCTCACTCACTTAGACGTTCTCCCGACAAACTCAATTGGACCGCAATGCCTGACGTCGAACAGATACCAAGCAACGTTATCTTTGCCTGTGTGCGGAGAGCCTTCTATCCAGCGCATGCGACCAACAGACAATACGCGGACCAGGCGCGTCAAGTATGGGGCAGCTTGCACGGTGTGGATCCAGTCGGCATCGAACAACAGCCAAGTAGGGCGCATATCCGAGAAGTGAATTATCATCTGGTGCAACAGATCGCGCGACCAGACGGGGTTGGTGATGATGTGCGTAGCGGGGGTGGTGTTGATATCCTCGAATGTCACGCCCATAGCGTCTACACGGTAGATGCCTTCGGCGTCGGGGGTGATATCGCTTGCCACGACGCATTCAGCGCCATGTGACTGCAATCCATCGACTAGATGGCCCGCGCCCGCGCATGGCTCCCAGAATTTGCACTGAACCGGCAGATGCGGTGCGAGGGCATCAACGGCCTTGGGATGCCAAGTCAAATATTTGTCTTGCGGCCTGCGGGTGAAATTGCTGCGCTTACCCATCAGAAAACCACCCTTACGTTCGATAGGTCTTCTTTTGTCACCAAGCCAGCGTTCAGCATTTCAGATGCCATACAGTGATTTATGGCGGTGACGGGAATGTTGTGTTCTAGTTTCACTTCGTTGGCCCAGAATTCCAGCACTTCGCGGCGGCCGCTTTTGCTAGGCGGGGCTTTGGGTTGGTTTTCCTTCCACAATCCGCGCTCTGGGTGCAAAAAATTATCCGATTGTTGGATTTTACCGTCTGTCCAATTTTTTGTTTTCTCAGCATATGCCCTTGCCGACGCCACAAGGGTTTCGGGTGGTACACCAGACTTGATCAAATCATCCCAGCGCTGATTGCCTTGGGGACTGCCTGATGGGTTGGGGTGTGCTGTCATAAAACGTTCGTAGTCTCGCGCGTCTTGAGTAGAAGAAGATTTATCTTCTTCTATATGGTATATGGCTTCTGGTTTCTGGGTGTTAACCTTGGGGTTAACCCTCGTTGGCGGTTTTTCCTTTGTTAATAAGGCTGGGTTGCCACCAGTTCGACCGTTTAAAATGTCACGTTCGGCCTTTTCAAAGTCTCGAACAATGCGTCTACAATAGAGGAACCCGCGATCATCACGGCTTGAAACGCCTGCCCCTTCAATCTCTGATAACAGCTTTTTGGTGGTTCTCGGGTTGTCTCCAAGGATACTTGCCAACTCCGCGATGGTCATCGGACGGGGCACCTTGACCACGGTAGCAAGGTCCACATCAAACATTTCGGAATACACCTCTAGGCGACCTGTACCCTCATCAAACATCAATCCCATGATGTCGAACCACAGCGAACGCGCAGCGCGGGAAATTAGCTTGAGCTTTTTTTCAGCCCGCCAATCCGAGAAATACAACTTCATAAACCGGTTAGCCAAGTTGCATCACCGACACGCCGACATGGCACCATACAACAATCATCAATCAGTGACCGGAGAATGGTGGTGATCGCCATCAACGACATTGATCAACTGGTTGATTTCTACGTGGGGAATTGTGGCATCATTTGGCCATAGTGTTCGGATTGCTTCTGTTGCCAATATCAGGCGTGCGGTGCTTAGATCCCCGCCCGCGCGCAGCATTGTGACTTTTTTGCTGTCTTTGAATATCCGCATGCTGGCGGTGATGTCTTTCAAATCGCCAGCACATTCAACGCGATATCGGTCAACCAGCGCCAAAAAGGCGGTGATGTAAGGCGACGCTACGCCTTTGGTTTCTGCGGGTGCGATTTTCGCTTTTTGATTGGTCATACAACCGGACCTAGCTGCATTTATTTTCAAATGCAAAGGTTAACTGACCCGTTCCCCTTATGTTCCTGCCTGCATCCGGCTTATTGACTTGGGTTAATTAACCTGTATTTTGATCCATGTATTATCCCTTTTAGAAAGCGAGATTATGTCACCAGAATTTAGACCAGCTAAGTGGATGTTGGACGCGACGAAGCGCGATAGGCGCAAGGAATTATTCACCAAGGTGTTCGATTTTTTTGCTTTTTTGGTTTGCTTTGGCTGGGTGGCTTTAAGTTCGTTTATTGTCATTTATCTCATTGCATGGGGGTGGGCAAACTATGTCTGATACAAGAAGCGCTGGGCATGAAGCCCAGCGCCCCGAAACTGAAAAGGAATATCAATGGGTTATCGTCAGGAATTCCCCTTGCGGGTCAAAGAGGCAGCGTTTGAGCGATCCAACGGCGTGTGCCAGTGTGGGTGTGGTGTTAAATTTGGGACCCATCCCAAGGAACGGCCACACTATGACCATGTCTTGAACGCGAGGATGGGTGGCAAGGGCACGCTGGATAATTGCGAAGTCTTGCGCGTGTCCTGCCATGAGGCGAAGACCCTGCGGGATGACACACCCAAAATTGCCAAAATAAACCGCGAAGTGAAGCGTCAGCGCAACATCAGCGCCGTTAAGGTGCCAATGCCGGGGTCTAAGGGATCCGGCATGCGCAGGGGTTTTGATGGAGTTGTACGTTTTGAGGGGCGCGATCAGTGAACAATACCCATATCCCGCCATTACGGAACCGCCCTCCCAATCGTCGACCAGCTGTAACCCGCATGATGACTTGGAAAACAGAGGTTTCGAGCCATAATTTCCACATCACCATTGGCTACGACCACAATAGCCTCAAGCCCGTGGAAGTTTTCTACGCAGACGGGCAGACTGTTGGATCGCAGTTGCAACACGCCATTCAAGACGCTTGTGTTTTGATCAGCCTGTTGCTGCAACACGGTGTGGATCCCATTGTTATCGCCAAGAGCCTTTCTACCACGCCCATCTTTGGTGAGGTTCTGCCCTCTACGGTGGTCGGTGTCATCGCATCGGCTGTTCAGGACGGCGAATTATGAGTGATCGGACAATCAAGATCATCAATAGTCGGACGGCAGAGGATCTGTATTGGCTGTTGCATGCTTGGGCCGAACGCAAAGAAGACCTCACCCCTCACGAGAAAATTGCAGTGGAGAGGCGCAATGCGTCGTTCCGGAACGGAAAAGGATAATAATTTGGAAGATCAACGTGCCGCACAGACAGCCCACACCATGAACACCGCGCGCGAACTTTTGGCCGGTGTTGAAACGCCACACTCCATGCGGTCACGTCCTATCGATCACAGGGGGTTTCCTGTGCCTTGGTTTGTCACCCAAAAAACGCCGGATGACCGTTGGGACTTTGTCGACATCAAGCAAACGCGGGCAATGGAAGCCGTGAAGCATGAAAAGTGTTGGGTCAGCGGCCAACGCCTTGGAACTTACAAGGCCTATTGCGTTGGGCCCATGTGCGTCATCAACCGGACGGCAGGGGATCCACCCACAACAAAGGAAATCGCCCTTTGGAGTGTGAAGGTCTGCCCGTTTATGTCTCGACCATTGGCGAGGCGTGAAAATCACAGCGATGATGCGGTGGCAGAGGGCGCAGGGCTTGGTGGCATCGGAATTATGCGCAATCCGGGCGTCACCGCTGTGTGGGTGTCGAAAAACAGCAGATTTGAGAGCCATAGGCGGGGTTTCAATCTTGGGGATCCCGAAGAAGTGACGTGGTGGTGCAAGGGTCGCCCCGCGACGCGCGAGGAAGTCGATGCGTCAATCGCGTCAGGCATTCACCACCTTCAAAAGATGGCGGCAGAAGAAGGCTGGTTGGCGCAGCAAGAGTTGCTTGACTACATCAAACGCGCGCAGCCGTTGTTACCTGCACCACAGTAATAATTATCACCAAAACCCAACAGAGAAAGTCACATTCCATGATACTTACTGCAACTGCTTTTACAGCAACCGCGCCCGAAGGATCCGGCCTTTCCATTGCCCTCGCAGAATCCGGCAAGGCAAAACGCCAGTACATGCGTCTCGGGATTACAGCGGCAGCGCAACTTGAACACTTTGGGCGGATGTTGACCGACGATGATGCCGTGGCGCTTGAAATTGATAACGCTGCGGGAAAAAATCATGCCTTAAAAATCAAGATCGTCGGCAAAATGGTTAACAGTGCGATCATGTTGTCGGGTGGCATCAAGGATAGTCGGTATTGTAAAGTGGTGCCATGGAACCAAGTCGCGCCCGGAAAGCGTCCCGCCGAGCGGATGATTATTATTTCAAACAACAGCGACATGGCAGTAATTTGCCGTCTGCCTGATTGGGCGCGACCTCGCGCGCTCAAAATAGGGGAAGGTGAGGCTATGTCATGACGTTGGCAGGCACCCTTGCCCTAACAGCGGTCATCACCCTTTCTGGGGGTGATGATAGCGCGCCGCCGTCGATGGTTCCGGGTTGTGTCAAAACAATACCGTTTCTGGAATTGAACGCTGTGGAAAACGACGAAGGCTTGGTCCCTCTCTTCAAAATGATCGATCTTTGCGTTGAATTTGGGATCATATGCCGTCCGGCTGGGGGCGACTATGCGGGGCCCCTGACGTGTGCAGGCATGTTTGCCGCGGTTCCTGTGTGACACGAGAGTTACCCCCTCACGTGACGCGTTTGCGTGGCGTGCTCTATTATCGTCGCCGTGGGTTTGGGACAGTTAGGTTTCAGACGCAGATTGCCGATGATAGACGCCTGACGGGCGTTTTCTATGAAGAGTACGCACAGATGATCAAAGGGCTGCGGGATCCGGCAGCGGTAACGACGAACGCGGATCTGATCGCCAGTTACAAGACATCAGAGGCATATTCGAGCAAAGCCCAGCGCACCAAAGAAGACTACGACAAAATCATGGCGTTCCTCGCCACGCAGATAGGGCACCTACCAGTGGCCGACATTCAGCGCAGACACGTCATCAGCCTGCGCGACAGCAACCGAACCCGCGTTAGGTTTGCAAACTACATCGTTCAGATGACGCGGATCCTCATGGAACACGCAATCGACATCGGGATACGTGAACACAATCCCGCGCGCGGGGTTTCAGAACTGAAAAGCACCACCCCAGCGCGCCAACCATGGCCACAGGACCTTGTGCACGTGTTTCGTGACACCTTCCTGCATGATCAGCGTGTGAGACTGTTGTTTGAACTGTTATTGGGCACCGGCCAGCGGATCGGTGACGTTCTGGCCATGCAGTGGGGGCAGATCAGCGATGGCGCGATCGATGTCATCCAGAACAAGACCAGGCGCAGGCTTGTTATTCCCCTGACACCGCACCTTCAAACCTGTCTGGATCTGGCACCGCGCCAAAATTTGACCATCCTTACCAAGCTGAACGGATCCGGGCCATGGAAGTATCGCGGCGCAGCTGACGCAATGATGGCCGCGCGTCGCCGGATTGGGGCTGCTCCCTACCCTATCCACAGCTTGCGACACACCACGACATCAGAACTGGCCGGATTGGGCCTATCAGACGAGTTAATCCAATCCGTGACAGGCCACACATCGACGGCATCCGTTCGCCGGTATTCAGACGCAGCGCGCCAGAAGGCACGCGCGATCATCGCACAGGAGAAGCGAAAATGACGCAATTGAGTATATTTAAGCATATGGAATTGGTTTTGGGGCGGCAGATCGACAAAAGGTTGAGGCTGGGGCGCATTGCATTCTATGAAGTGGACGCGGATCGCGAAATGCAACGTCATATAACACCTGACAGGATCTTGGATTTCCGTCTTTCAGTGGGTGCGCGGGTGCGAACAAGTGACAGCCCGCGTGCCATTCAAGATGCCGAGCGCGATATAATCAAACTTTTTTCCCGCGAAATGATGGGAGACCTGACCGACGAGTTGATCAAACTCGATGAGTGGCTGCTTGAGCAAGGCATAGGCGAGGATGTTCGCATACGTGTGCGACGCTTGATCCAAATGACGCGCGGCGAAAACACTTTTGACATCCCAGAAATGGAGACAGAACAATGACTAATATACCCCTATCAATAGCAGATCCAACACTGGTCGATTATGCCCAAAACGTGTGTGACGGCAAAATGCCGGGTGCTGTGTTCGTGAAAGACTATGGCGACGGTAAAGGCATCTGCGCACATATGTGGCTTATGGACATGGAGTTTGATCCGGTTCGCGTGTCGTTTGACATCTTCGGTTTTGTCTCAATCCACGCAGACAAAAGCAACTACTGGATATTTAGTGCCACACAGCTTGGGTGGATCGCGGCGCGGTGCTCACAGGGGCAAAAACTTTCTAAGAAGGTGTTTGATTTGCATGAGGATTCGGAAAACCCCAAAACCGACGAACGCGCATCCGAGGCGATGATGACGCGTGCAGACTATGTGCAGAAACAGATCGACCTTGTGAACTCGCGCGTCGTCTACAGCCTTTCAAAACAGCCTCTCGGCCAACCCGACGCACAATAGCGCAACGGATGGTATATCCGTTGCGCTTTGAACCAATTAGATAAAGGAAGACTGATGATATGCAGAACCCCTCACCCGTAAATATCACGACGCCAGAAGACATTCGCGCAAAGGGATGGGCATCAGAATCCCGTGACCAAGACGGCCATCTTTGCAGCACACATGCGTCGTTCGATGATGAAAGCCACTTGGTCCACTATGTCAGAGAATGTATCGAAAGAGGCCAGACGGTAACGATCTGGCCTGACCCAATCGGAGGCGAACCGATGCTTCCAAACCCTTATGAATGAAAGACCGATGATATGGATGATGACGACAAATGCTACCGCTTAAAATGGATGAGCGACGATCAATGGGAGTGCGCCAAAATGTTTGCGCGCATTCGGGGCGGGTTCCACCATGTTGGAGGTGATTTCTCGAAATTTGGGCACGGGGTTTGCGTAAATGAGCCATATGGAAATTGGGCAACATTTGACTTTAGCGACCTTACTCGGCTTGTGGTATTTGCTCACGACGACATGATCCGCGTCGAGGTAAAACCATCCGTCTCAGGCAGGTTAAAATTCTGCATGTGGAAGCGGCACACTCGTGTTGGCGAAATGTTCGAGAGGCACCCCACACTTGAAGACGCAGCGGCAACAATTAGAAACCAAAGATTGGATCAATAAGCCAATGGCCAGCAAGCACGAACGACACGTAAGGGATGCGCGACTGTTAGCGGCAACGTTACCCCCATTCGAGCGCGATACTGTGCTGCGCTTGTGTCGATCAAGCGAGGGATCCATGGCCGAAAATCGCAGGGCAAACCGCGAGTATCGGGAATTGCTTATAATTGCGCATAGGGCGGCTGTTGATCCGCACAAACCTCTACCACCAAAATCATAACAAATCGGAGACGATACCATGAGCGACTTAATGCGACAGCTTCCACAATATCAAAGCCATAAAAAAGTATGGGCACTCAAAATCGCGAAAATCGTACACAACATTTCACCAGATCCCGACATTGACGGAACCGTGTATCTCATACCCGAAAATGACCTCTATGGCCCAATCACACTGCCGCGCGACTATGTTGTAAAGCACCAGCCCGATGTTGGCGGCTACTATGTGCAATTTGCTGATGGCTATAAGGCTTTCGCGGACGCCGACGCGTTTGAGGAGGGCTATACTCAAATCAAACATCAGAAAATTCCAGTTGTGGATTCATACACCGCCGCAGATGCCACCGCAGAAAGTATTGCAGATGCGATGGTAACACTCGACCAGATGCCACCAAGCCGCGAGGCGTCACTGGTACAGACTAAACTTGAAGAAGCCATGATGTGGCTTAACTGTGCCAGACCAAAGCGTGGCTTAACGCCCAATCCATTTGGGGACATATAATGGCAGGATCCAGTAATGACGGGTTCGAGTTGGTTATAGAAACAAACGAACAGAATTCGTTACGTCGATTGCGCGCTATCTTGGGAGACGCGCTGGGGGCCAAAATACGCGATATGTCGCGCGAAATAGACAGCCTGCGCTATGCCCGCGCCATCGATAGGGAACGGCTGCGGCAATTGAGGTCTCAACGCACCAGAAAGGCGGCACGCCAATGAGTGACAAACCAATCCTTTTCTCGGGTCCGATGGTCCGAGCGTTGCTTGAAGACAGAAAAACCCAGACGCGCCGGATCCTTACCCATGCGCCGGCCAAGTGGGATTTTATGCCTGAAGGCATGATTTCACGGCTGGATGGCAAGGGGGCATGCTTTCGTTGGCGGGCCAAACTGCACAAAGGTGATGAAATCCACGACTGCAACATCCCGATCGCGCCGGGGGATAGGTTGTGGGTCAAAGAAGCCCACTACGCCTATGGATTTTGGCGCACGACAAAGGAAATCACGAAGAAGACTGGCAAGTTTAAGCGTGAGTTTGTTAGGTATCCGGTGAATCCGGTGATATTCGATGCCCCGCCCGACTTGTTGTCTGGTCGACTAGAAAAAAAGCCCGGATTTTATAAGCGATCAAGTCTGTTTATGCCAAAGGCAGACAGCCGACTGTTTCTGGAGGTTTTGAACGTCCGCGTTCAGCGATTGCTTGATATCGATGAGGTCGACGCGAAGGCGGAAGGGCCGAGCCAACACCCAATGTACCCATCAGAATACTATGTATCGTGGCGGGAGGCGTTCAAACACCTTTGGGACAGCATCAATGAGCCCAGCGCGCCATGGTCTGATAACCCTTGGGTGGTGGCTTATCGCTTTAAAGTGGTTTCATCTAACATCAGCACCGCCTGACACATCACTGTGCCACAGCCTTCTTCATCGATAGCTGTGAGCACGGCTTCATATATGCCTGCTTGGATGTCTGGTAGGGCATCCATGACCTTTCCGTAGACGGCTTCTATCAGTGGTGCAAATTCAGGCGCCATCGTTCTGCCTTCTTGTTTTTTTGTTTTCAACTG